TGAGAATATGGCTTTTTATCAAGGAAACCAATTTTTATTAAAGAAATATAAGAATGAAACTCCATGGGTAGTAAATATGAATACTCCTCATGCATCTATTTCAATAGATAATCGTGTTGCTTCACTTTTAGCAAATGATTACATAGGAGAGTTGATTCCATTAGGTATTGAAGATGCTGACAATGTAGACAAACTTGCAGAAGTTTATAAAAGAGAATGGAAAAGAATGAAAATGGATGACCTTGTTCGTGAATGTATAAGTAATTGTGCTGTAGTAAGAGAAAGTTACATTCATATAGTTGTAAACAAGAATGCATCTATAGGAACAAAAGGTAAGAAAAATTTAGGTAGATTAGAAGCATATCCTATTGAACCTGCTAGAATTTTTATTGATCCAAATGCAAGATGTCTTAAAAAAGCAAGATACATGTTTGTTGCTGATAGAATGAGTAAAGAAGAAGTTGAAGAAAAGTATCCTCAATTAAAGAATATAGAAAGTGCTGCTGATACATTTAATCCAGCAGATAGAGGAGAAATTTATTATGATAATGATTATTCTACTGAACAAGAAGATGTAAAAACTGTATTAACTTATTATGGTAAGAAAAAAGGTAAACTTGAAAAAGTTGTTCTTATTAGTGGTATTATTGTAGATAAAAAAGATATGGATTATCCAAAATTCCCTATAGCACAAATAAGATGGCAAAAAGCAGCTCAAAGTTGTTATGGTTTATCTTTAATGGATAGTGTAATTTCTTTACAGAAAGCTGTTACATCTATAGAAAGTGCAATAACTAATACTGCTATAGCATATGCAGCTCCTAGTATGATGGTTAGAAAAGGCTGTGGAGTAGATCCAAAAGTAGTTGCAAAAGCTAATGGTGCTCCAGGTGTAGTATATGCTGTTGATGGAGATTTAGATAATGCAATTAAGCCAGTAGTTCCACCTCAAATTAAACAAGAAACTTTAGGAATAAAGAATGATTTTATTAATCAAATAGATAAGATTACTGGAAGTACTAATCAATTCTTAGGAGATATTGGTACTGCAGGTAATACAAAGAGTGGTACTGAAAATGCAATAAGCAGAGCAACTATTATTGAAAATAAAGTACTATTAAATATTAAAGAGTTTGTAGAAGATGTTACTGAAATAATTATAGAGTTTATTAAAAGAATATATGCTGGTGAAACACTATCATATAATGATGGTAAACAACCAAATGGTGAATACCAATTTACAGAGGTAACACTTCCAAATAAAGAAGATATGGAAAATAAGACTAATTATAACTATTATATTGAATTAGAAACTAAGACTCCATACAATAGAGAAAGACAAAAAGACTTACTATTACAAATCTTCCAATTAGAAAGACAATATGATGCTCCAGTTAAGACAGTTACTGTCGGAGATATAATTAAAAACTCTGATATAGAAAGAAAAGATGAAATAATTGCTAGATATAATGAACTAACTTTCCAAGATGCTGAGACAAAAGCAGATGCAATTACACAAATGTATCAAACAGGAATGGAGTTCGGCATAGATCCAGAATTATTAAAACAAGCTATGTCAGAAATTATTTCAAATCAAAGCAAGACTCCTGCTGTTGATGAGGTTCTAAAGCAAGTAGAACAAGCTACTCAACAACAAATAGAACAAGCAAATCAACAAATGGATCAAGCAACTGAAACATTGATGGCTTCACCTCAAGGACAAGCAGATTTAAATGCTGCAGCACAAGAATTAGAAGGTCAAGATGTTACAATGTTAAACCAAATGGAGTTACCTAGAGAAGCATAGAAATATGCTTTTTTATTTTTATTATTTACAAGTTTAAAAAATTGTTGTATAATTGTTTTGATGAGATAGAAATATTTCAGTAAAGTCATATTTAGAGCTTGTACCATAGCAAGTTAAAATAATTATGTGAAGAAAGGGAGATAAATATGAACAATGAGTTGAATAGTGTAGAAGATATTGACACTATGTTGGATAATGAGTTTAAAATAACTGATGAACAACCTAGTGAAAATACCGAAGAAACAGATGGAAATGTTGAAGAACAAGAAACAGAGACTGATGAAAATCAAGAAACTGATTCTAGTGATGAGACAAAAGATGATGAAAATGTTGAAGAAAACAGAACTGATGAGGATTCTGATAAGAAGCCTAGTGCAGATGATAAAAAAGAGTTTGCATTTAGTAAGATGAGAAAAGAAAATTCAGACTTAAAGAATCAATTAAATGAATCTAAAGCTGAGACTGAATTTTTAAATAAATTAGCTGCTCAATATGGATATACTGATGTTAAGAAGTTTCAAGCAGATTATGAAAAGGCAAGAGTTCAACAAGAGGCAAAAGACAAAGGACTTGATCCTGTACTTTATTCTCAACTACAAGAAAGTAATAAAAGAATTGCTGAGTTAGAGAATAAACAAAAAGAGGCTGAATTAATGAACAAAGCCAATAATTTCAAAATTGCTGTTGATAAAGCTGTTGCTGATTATAATTTAGGAGAAGATGGAAGAACTGAAATCTTTAATAAATTAGAAGAAGCTGGTTTTTCAGTAGATACTTTATTATCAATACCTAATCCAGAAATACTTATTAAAGGTGTATTGTCAGATAAGATTGCAGAGTTTTCTAAACAAAAACAAATTGATAAGTTAGAAACATTAGATAATCTTAGTGATGAAAAACATAATGGTGTTCAATCAAGTGATGGAGTATCATTAGATGATATTATTGCAAAAGAAATGAAGCAATACAAAGCCGATAATTTTTTCAATTAGATTAAAGAAAGGTTAGGTGAAAAATATGGCTGCTGCAAATACTACATTGGCTGTATTACAAAGAAATGGTATTAGCCAAAATGAATATTGGTCAAAAAGAATTTTAGAAATGATCAAATTAGAAAAATCAAATTTTGTATTTAGTGAATTAGGAACAGAAGTAGAAATTCCTCTACATGAAGGTACTACAACTTTCTCAATTCGTAGATATAATCATATTCCTTATGATTCAGAAGGAAAACACAGATTAACAGAAGGTGTTGCTCCAACAGCACTTAAACCAGAAGCTCATAAAGTTCAAGGTGTTGTTAATCAATTTGGTGTATTAATGGAAGAAACTGATGTTGCTGCTGATGTTCACTTTGATAACATTAAAACAATTTATCAACCTGAATTATCTAGACATGCTGCAGAAGTTCGTGAAAGAAATATTATTGAAAGTTTCTCAGATGCATCTGAATATTTCGTTGGTGCTGGTAATACAACAGTTAACCAAATTGATGCTAGTGATATTGTAACTTTCAAAGATTTCAGAGTTGTTGCATTATCTATGCAAAACCACAACAGAGTTGGTCATAGAAGATATGGTGGTGCATTTGTTGGAGTTATGCATCCAAATGTAATGAATGACTTACTAGATGATCCAGTTCTAGTAAATAAATTACTTGTTCCAGGTAATGAAAATACTCCAATTAAACAAGGAACTTTAGCTAAGTATAAAGCATATGGTATGTACTTTACTGATAGTTTAATTTGCCCAGTAAATGCAAATACTAGTTCAGTAAATGTTTATACTTCATATGTATTAGGTAGAGATCCATATATGGTAATCAAATTAGGTAATGGAAATGTTAAATTCTATGATACAGGATTTACTGCTGATAAAGCTGATCCATTAGGACAAAAAGCTACATTTGGTTACAAGATGTGGACTGGTGCTAAAGTAGTAGATCCAATTTCAATTACTAGAGTTTATTCAGCATCTGGATATGATGTTGCATATGTAAGTGATTGGTCAAGTGATACTGCTGGTAAACCTGCATCTCAATCTGATGTTAGTGGAGCATAGTAACTAAAAAGACTATCTAATGTGGAATATAAGGACTATATTGATATATAGTCCTTTTTATTGTATAATTAAACTAAGGAGATGGAATGATGAAATATAGTATAGTAGTGCCCTGTTATATTGCTACAGAAGAAGATTTTAGGAAATGTTTAGACAGTATAAAAAATCAAACACTAAAACCATATGAAGTAATATGTATAGATGATGCAAGTCCAGTAGATACTCCTCAAATAGCAAAAGAATATGGATTCAAATATATAAGACATAAAGTTAATAAAAATAATGGTGGTGCAAGAAATACAGGAATAAGAGAAGCTACTGGTGATTATTTAGTTTTTGTTAATAGTGATGACTATATTTTACCAGAAACACTAGAAGAAATAGATAAGGTAAATAAAGGTCAAGACCTAATACTGATAGGTTTTGAAAGTTATGGTTCAAATAGTTTTGGTGGATTTATACCAGATGAAGATAGTGTACCATTTATATCTAAATTAGGATGGTTTGGTGAATCAATGCATATTGTCAATAGAGAATTTATATTAAAAAATAATTTATTTGAATTAGAAAATAAAGCAATTTGTGATACAGATTGGAGTCCTAGAGTAGAAAATGCAGCAAAAACTTATGCTTATGTTCCTAAGAAGTTATATATGTTTCAAACAGGAAATCCAAACTCAATAACTACTCAATTATTAAATGGTACTTATAAAGAGGTGGAATTATGAAGATAGCATTTTACATACCATATTTTAATAATATAGGTGGGGTTGAAAGTTGGATATATTATGTAAGTCAGTTATATGGTAAACATAGAGACATTACTGTATATTATGGAAGTGGAGATGAAAAACAAATTGATAGACTTTTACCTTTAGTAAAAGTTAAGAAATTTTATAATCAAGAAATAAATTGTGATGTTGCTATATTTGCTTTTCCACTTCAAGACAAAGATATACTTTGTTTTAAAGCAAAAAAGGAAAGAGTTCAATTTATACATGCTTGTTATTCAGTTGCTTATAATATTACTCATTTTGAAACCAATCCATTAATTGATAGATATATAGCTGTTAGTCAAACTGCTGCTGATGATTTCTATAATTTAACTGGATTTATGCCAGAAGTTATACATAATCCTGTATATTTTGAGAAACCTAAAAAAGTTTTAAGGTTAATAAGTGCTACTAGAATAGCAGAAGATAAAGGATCTATATGGGAAAAAATGAAAATATTTGCTAATAAGTTAATAGAAAAAGATATACCATTTATATGGTTAGTGTTTACTAATAACTATAATATAAAACCAACCATTAGAGGTTTTGTGTTTATGCCACCAGAATTAAAGATAACTGATTATATTGCTGATGCTGACTACCTTGCTCAGTTCTCAAAAACAGAAGCAGATTGTCTATCAGTAAAAGAGAGTTTGTGTGTTGGAACTCCAGTATTAGCAACCAATTTTGCTGCAGCTATAGAGAATGGTGTAGTTGATGGTAAAACAGGATATATATTCGATATGGATATGTCTAATGTTGATGTTGAGAAAATCTATAATAATATTCCTAAGTTTGAATATAAAGTTAATAATTCAGAAAAAGAATGGAATAAACTTTTAGGTCCAGAACAAGAAAATATTGGAGAAGATAAGAGAGTTAAAGTTAAGTGTGCTTATAAAGAAGGTTTCCAAGATTATGAATATGATCTTCCTAGAAAATATGGGGATGAATGGGAAACTGATTATGAAAGAGCATTGTTTCTTACTAATTATAAATTAGAAAAACCAGAGGGGTTTACAATTATTAAATTAGTTGATATAATAGAGTAAAGGAGAAATGGAAAATGACAGA